CTTAATTGGCTTCTTAACTCTCCTTACTTCCACTACTCCCATGGCTGGAGTGATGTTCATATCCCTTGCATCATTACCTCCAACGTATTTAGGCCCAGTCCAGATAGCGGCTGTTGCCCAACTGTCTTGAGGCTTCTTAGCGATGAATTGAATGTTAAATACATTCTCCCCGTCATTCACTAATTGATTTCCTTTCAAGTCAGCAGCACCAAATGCAACTACTCCGTTAGATGGGTTAGTGTATGAAGTCCAATTCATCATCTTTTCAGTCAAGTCAATTTTCTTAAACTCTAATAATGCTGTATCATACTTTAATTCTAATTGAATTGCTCCTAATTGTTTTCCGTCAGTAAGCATTCTTACAGGAACGTTAACTAAGTTACCTTCGTCAACTTTAATCTTAGGCATGTTAACCTCAATAGTCTCAGTTACATCGTCATACTTAACTGTATTGTCGATGATGTAGCTTTTAGCATTTGCTGAGTTAATAATCTTAATAGGAGTCAAACGAGCCATTTTAAATCCGGTATTGTTTGCATCTCCTTTAACAGCTACATAATAAGTAATTGAATCTTTACCGTCGATTGAGTATGTAAAGTTGTTAACTGTTGAGTAAGTAGAAGTTGGGTTTGTAGTTGCTCCGTTGATTGAATTGTATTCAGCAACTGTGAAAAACATTACGTCCTTTTTAGAGTTAGGCCAAGCATTGAATCTACCTGCTAATCTTCCATATACTGAATAAACGTCTGCAATGCTGATTGTTCCATCAGTTCCGTTAACGTCCATTGTGTAGTAATCAAATCCTGTAGCAACATACTGTCCTAAAATGGATTGATTGATCTTTTGTGCATCAGCAGTTGAATAAACTGATCCAGGAGTCATTGTATCTCCCTTGATTGCCATTCTAACATCCCAATAAGTAGTATCTAAGAATTTTCTAAATACAACAACGCCGGTTGAGTTAGTAGCTTTAGCTTCTACTTGAGACCAGGTTGAAGAACCTTTCGCTCTCTTCTCTAAAGACACCCACATGTTCTTAGCATCTGAACCTGTAACGTTCTTAAATTTGGCAGCAAATCTTAAAACTTTCTGGTTGAAACGACCACCGTAAGAGTAAACTACCAAGGTAGTATCATTACCCCAGGTTGTAGCTGCTTTATTTGAGAATGACTTAACACCTGAGATTTTTAATGTCTTGATTGAATCTAAGTTGTTCCAAACTGTTTCACCTGCGTGAGTGAAAGTTAAATCAAAGGTTGCTCCATTGGAGTAGTTAAAAGTTGAACTAGTACCAGTGTAAACCAAAGTAACTGTTAAGAATCCTTGAGCATTACTATCAACATACTGTATGTACTGATCAGTAGCTGAGATTTTTAATGAAGGAACAACTGCTGTAAAAGCTGTCTTATCATAAAATACTCTGTACTGAAGACCGGTGATCTTTTCAGATGTTGATGTGTTGTAAAAATAAAGAGGGGCAACAGTCTGTCCGACAGTAGTAGTTGCTACTTGATAACCAGAGTCAATTACCACCCAGTGCCCTGTTCCGGGAGAGGTTGAAGCTGATTGTGCCGATACTCCGAAGACGGTCAATGCCGTCAGAAGGAATGCGATTAGTTTTTTCATTTTTGTATGTTAGTTAGTTGTGTTATTGCATGCTGTTTTAACCAAGGTTCAGGATTAGTAAGCTTATCAATGAAGGTAAGCTCATACCTGTAACACCATGTCTCCTCTTGTTCAGGAGTAATGATGTACCCTTTTTGTAAAACATGTAAATGTAAACTCTCATGAACCAGCACTACTGCGAGGTTGTTAATCGAATTTAACTTTACATCTTTAACAGCAACTAGGATCGTTCCTTTGTTTCCATAACTCCCTTCGTTAGAAGAAAACCCTGAAGACCAGAACTCCACTCTATTACAAACACTGTCAATTAACTGATATTTTTCAATATCGGTCTTTTGAATTAATGTTAACGCTGAATCTATTTTCTTATCCCATCCGTCACCGGCTTTATCTATCCTAATTTGGCTAGAAGAAAAACTGGTTATCAAAGAAGTTAAGGTAAACAGAAGCAGTGCTTTCATTTCATATAAATAGCTAAAAGTATTTCTGATCTTTATAAAAGTATTCGAGATTGTTTTTATTTATCCAATTGTTATATAGAAGCTTTACCATCTTAAAATAGCCGAATTTTTTAAACCTTCTATTATCCTGAGTCATTAAGTCTGGTATTAGTTTAAACCGTGAAGGAGATACTTGTTTGCTTAAGAGCCAATCCTCAGCCTGGGTTGCTTTTTCGTCGTAACCTCCCAGTTTATTAAATACATCTCTTCTTACTAGAGTGAATCCACCGATGGCAAAAGGATGTGTTTTTGCAAGGAACCAGGCAGCTACTCTGTTTATGCGAAATAGTAACCAAGCTCTAATATCAAATTCACCTTTATAATACGGAGTAGTAGCAACCATGTCAACTGCTCTATTGTGTATACTGTCAAGAGCTTCCTCAATTGCCTGGGGATGTGTAAAAGTAACATCTGCGTCTAAGAATAATAGGTAGGGGGTTTTTGCTAATCTTGCTCCGTTGTTTCTTCCTTTAGCAGGTAATCCTCCTCCGATAATTTTTAAATTTAAACCTAGTTCGAAAGCATAATTTTCAGCTAATAATCTAGTACTGTCTGTGGAGTTAGCATCTGCTAGATAGATTTGAGTTTTTCCTATCTCTTGTTCTCTAAGTGCAAAAAATAAATGCTTGATGTATCTCTCTTCATTCTTGCATGGAATTATTATTGTTAATAGCTTGTGCATAATTTGAATGATCCGTATTGTGAAAAATAAGTAATGTAGGAGCAGTTCTCAACCCAGTCTCCTGTGTTTAAATACCTGACTCCGTTGATAATCTTATCTACCGGGGTGTGAATATGACCGCAAACAACTGTATCGCAGTTTCTTTTTTTAGCCTGTCTAACCATTTCATTCTCAAAATCAACCATAAAAGAGATAGCTGCCTTAACATTATTCTTTAAGAACTTAGAGAGGCTTCTTTTTAAACCTAATTTTTTTAGTAGCATATCCAAACTGATAGCTAAATCGTATCCGATTGAACCTAGCATCCCTAACCATTTTAACTGAACTATTCCGTCGAATTTATCTCCGTGACAGAACCAAGTTCCATATTCAGTCCATTCATCAACAACCTTTATATTACCTAATTCAAGAGGAAGGTACTTTCTTAAAAACTCATCGTGATTGCCGGCGATCCAGATTATTTCTCTGTCTTTAGAAAGTTTTAAAAGCCGGCGAATAACCTTGGTGTGATCATAAGAGAACTTTTTATACTTTTTAAATAACCATCCGTCGATGATATCCCCTACTAGAATATACCTTTCGTAGGATTCATCTCTAAGTAAATCTAAAACCTTTTCTGTTTTACAACCTTTCGACCCGATGTGAAGATCGGATATAACTAATGTCTTCATCTATTATAAAGATAAGAAAGCCCAGGTAAAAACCCAGGCTCTCATATTATGGTAATATTAAGATTATTTTACTTCTGTGTTTCTGAATTTAAAAGTAATGCCGTAGTAGTCTTTTGTTTTTTTAACGCACTTGTAAGGCTCTCCTGATCTTGCTTTTTCTCTTATTGTTTGTGCTGAGATATTGAGTGCTTTGCTTGCTTCTACTGCTGTTTCGTATTCCCCAATTAGAATCTTATTGAGATCAAAAACCTGTAGGTACCCTAACCATCTACTGTTTGATTTCCCTGTTGCATTCTCACTTTTTCTAGCTCGTACCTCTGCTGTGTTGTGCAGCTCTTTCTGTCTTTGCTTTCCTATAAGCTCTGCATTAGTATAAACTCCAGCTGCTCGTCTTATTTGTATCGCTTCAGTTTTTGTTATTTCCCTTCTTTGAAGTTTTTCAAAAAGACCCGGTACTTGTTTAAATATTTCTAGATTACTTTGCTTCTTATCTCTGTAATTTTTATGACTGTGTTTCTCTCTATGCTCTTCCCAACGTTCTGGAGTCCAATGTTTTTTAGTATTACCCCCGGTTCCGCCTTCTGCCAAATTATAACCTGTTGGATATTTTGATAATACTTCAATTAAACTTTTTTCTTGTGTATCAACTAATTCTTCTGTTGTTTCAAATAATACCTCAAACGTAAAGTTTTGTATACCATACTTCCTTATTGCATCGTATAATGGATGTTGTTTTCCTTGTTCCACATTTCGTTTGTGTTCTGCCCAACGGCGTTCACAGCTTTTTGCTTTTCCGATATAAACCTTCTCATTGATGCTGTTAAAGATCCTATAAATAAAATACCGACTACTCATATATTATAAATAGTCGGTACTTGTGAAATTAAATAAAAGGTTGTGAAATCAATTAACGAATCTCGCAACCAGCTCCGCCGGCACAGGCCGCCTCTGCTGCTAAGTCAGTCATATCCTCCAACTCAACTACTTTACTCAAATCAACTTCTTTCAAAGTCTCCATCAAAGCATTATACTCTTCTTCCGTGCAATCGGTAAAAGGAGCTTGAACGTAAGTATGTCCGTCGAATGGTAATACTGAAAGTCCATTATAAAACTTTCTATTCTCCCAAAGCCATTCTCCGATTGTATCCCATTCGTCATTCTTAATTGAGATTGTAGCAGAAACGTTGTGAGTATTGTTTCCTTTTCTATGACCAGGCTTAATCCATTCCTTAGTTACC